TCTTTTCTTCCGCTCTAACCCTCTCTTTTTCTGCGTTTGCTTTAGCTAATTCTTCCGCTTTAACACGTTCTTTTTCCGCCTTTTCTTCCGCTCTAACCCTCTCTTTTTCTGCTTTTGCTTTAGCTAATTCTTCCGCTTTAATGCGTTCTTTTTCCGCTTTTTCTTCCGCTCTAACCCTCGCCTTTTCCGCTTTTGCTTCAGGAGTTTTGTTTCTCTCTCTTTCTTCCCTTTTTAATCGTAACTCTCTTTCACGGTCAGTTTCTTCAATATTTAATTTTGTTTCTTCCTGTGTTGGAACAAAATGTGTTTCATAATCATCCCATTTTGCGTAAGAACTATTTTTAAATGGTTGCACTTTTACATTTGGATTTTCTATTAATTCAACTATTTGCGTTTGTTGTGGATTATCAAGCGTATAACCTATTTCTGGTTCTATAATTTCTCCTTCCACCTTTCTTGATTTTTCTTTTATACTTAAAAATGCCAATTCTTTTAAATAATCCTCTTTTTGTGGTGTTTGTAATTCTCTAGTAACAAATAATACATTTCCGTTTAATCCTTTATCATTTATATTATTTAAATTTCTAGATACTAACAAACTTCTTGACGGATTTTGACTTGCAAATGTATACATATATCCCGTTATTGCTTGACTATTTACAGCTTCTGTTCCATTTAAAAGCATATAAATAGAACGAAAACCTGATGGTCTATCTCCTTGTACCCCTAATCTTAACGCATTCCCATTTTCATCATATGGAACTATTATTCCTCCTTTACTAACACTTCTGTAAATTATTTTATCTTTTATATTATCCAAAAAAGAACGATTTAAACCTACTGGAAATGCTTCTGTTGAACTAACATATCCACCCCATTTAAAACAACATTGACATTCTTGTAAATAATCCCCCATAGTTTTTAACACAGTGGATGATAATAATGAATTAAAATTATTAGGATTATATTGATATTGTAAATTTATCCACATATTTTTTATCATTGTCATTTGTTTATCAAATACTTTTTGTTTTTTCGTTTTTTTAACTAATTCAATTTCTATTGTTTCTTTTGTTTCCTCTTCTATATAAGGTTCATCTTTTTCCGAAACGGATTGATTTGGAATTGGATTATCATATAATTCTTTAATTTTATTTATAACACCCTTATAAGCAACACGCGCTTTTAAGTCATTCGATTCTGACACTTTTATATCTAATGTTGATAATACCATAGTATCTTTGGTCTGTCCATTTGATTCATTACTACAAATAAATTCATAATATAATCTTGAAGTAAGTTCTTCATTTTCATTTACTAATTGGTTATAGTTTAATACAACTCCTCCAAATGATATATTTATGTTATTTTCATTATCTTCAAATAGTATTTCTGAATAGGTGGTTCCAACCTCTTTTGGCTCGGTAGAATTATATTTTAAAGAACAGTTATCCATTGCGTCCATCATAGAAGAAGTTGGACAAAAAATACCTCGTTGTAAATTACGATATAATCCAAAAAAAGGCTGACTATCTTTAAACCATTTGTTATAATTGTTTTTAAAATCCTCAAATTTAGACGGCTCATTATTAATTAATTTTATCAAATACAGTTTATTATCTAATGGTGTAATCATCTCTTTTTCTATTCTATTTCTTTCAAGTATTTTTGCTTCCAATTCATTAAATTCTCTTATAGTCATTATATTTGCTTGTTTTTTTGCCATTAATTCTTTAATGCGAACCATAATTATATCATCTAATTCTTGGTTCTTTTCATCTAATTCTTTTTCAATAGAAGAAGTATATTCTGATAAATTATTTTTTTTAACAACCTCTTCTAATTCGTCTAATACACTTTTTATACTAACAACATACTTATTTATATAAAACATTTTTGATCCATTAATATTAGAGCCTATATTTGCCGCATTATTTATTATAAATTTATATTTTGGGGCTGATATATTAAAGTTCGTATCTTTTAAATGAATAAGTGTTTCATTTAATTTTAATAATTCATAAAGATTATTAATCGTTTTTCCTTCGATTATAATAGGCTCTATTTGGCTTTTTTGTAATTGCTTTATAGTATAAATATTATTTTGATACATTTTTTTAAGTTTATCAAATATAATTGGCATTTTTGGGAGCGTATATTTTATATCAGCAGTTAGTATATTGATCGGTTCTTGAACAACTGGTGGAGTTTTATGTTTTATTTCTATCATTTCTATACCATCTTCAGTTGGGTTTGTTTTACCTCCACCATTTTCCATTTTAAATCCATTAAAATCATTATTTTCAAAATTATCACATTCTTCTTCTTCACATATTTCAAACATTTGTTCGGCTTCTTTTTCAAAGTCAGCTGAAACTTCTGGATTTAACACTACTTCGTCTTCTATTTGTATTTCTGGTTTGTAGCTTAATGAAGTGTCTTTAATATAATAATCATAATAAAATGTATCCATATAATTTTTAAGTTCGTCATCTATTTTATTTCCAAATATCAATGTTTTTGATGGAGACATTTCTAACAACAATCTTTTTAAAATTAATATTTCTAGAATTAGTAATTCATTATTTCTATGCCCTATTTCTGGGTCTATTGGATATATTTCTACTAATTTTTCATATGTAATTTGATTCATTTGACTAACACCAAAAATATATTCATCAGGTCTTGGAATTCTATCAGGGAAAAATATCTTTTTCCAAATTCCAAGTTTAATAAACATACCACGTGCAATTGTTGTTAAAAGATTATGATGTGTTATATAGACATATTCTGGAATCGGGGTTACTTCTTTTTGCTTTAAAGGCAATAAAGCGTCTCCATCTCCGTCTCCATCAGGTGTTCCTTCTCCTCCTTTTTGTTCTATTTGATTTATTTTTTCAAATTCTTTATAATCTTCTACACTTAAATAACTAACATAAAAAATAATAAATTGATATAAAACAACGGATGAATTTAAAACGTCTAATACATTTTGTTTGTAATCATTATTTGTCTTATTAGTTATAGAAATATAAGATAATAATAATAACCTAAAAATATCGGCGTAGAATATTGCCGTGTATAAGTCTAATGTTTTTTCACGGGAAGCGTTATCAAAATCGTTTATAATATAACGAAATGAACTTTGAATTGCTTCATTCATTATAATGTTTTTATCCTCGCTGTCAACGCTATCTATATCTAAATCATATCCATATCCTAAGTACGTAATAATATAAGTATTTAACGAAGAATGAAATGCTAAAAAATCAGCATTTTTTTCAATTTTATCTACTATAATTTTAAAGTTTAGATATGAAATAGATGGTATAGTTAATATATCTTTAAAATCTTCCATATTAGTCGCTTTAACAAATTCTTCGGGTTTATTTAGTTCTTCTTTTTCTTCCTCTTTTTGAACTGGTTCTTCTTTTTCTATTTGGACTGGTTCTTCTTTTTCTATTTGGACTGGTTCTTCTTTTTCTTCCTCTTTTTGAGCTTGTTCATTTATTTTTTCTAGTTCTTTTACTTGTTTTTTTTTATCATCGAGGTCAGGAGTAATCATAATAGTTGGTTTATCTGATTTGTTTTGCCGTAATCCACCTATTGTCTCTATAGGCATCTCATATGAACTTAGATAATTAATAAAATTTTGTTTATCACCTGGTTTTATTGGAACATCTTCAAATTTAGAATCATCATACATACTAACATCTCTAGGACCACTATTAATATTATAATTAAGTATTTTAAAAGGTTTGTTCCCTATTTTAATTCCCAAAGTTTCAAAAAGACTAGGAACCTCTGGGTTAGTTCTTAAAATATTTCCTTTAATTACTCGGGAGTGCATAGACCCTAAATTATAATCGTGAACATAGTCATGAACAAAAGTGCTAAGACATATTACTATCATATCTTCTAATCTTTTGAATTTTATTGTATTTTTTGCAACTCCATTAGGAGTAATAGTAACACCATTAATTGTTTCTATATTTTCTCTTGTAGGAAATCGTTGTTTAGAATTTAGTTTTATATAATTTATAGTGGGGGCAATCATTTCACTAGTCATATTTACACTTATAATATATATTTATAATATATTATTGCATTAAATTTATATATGTTTATTATTTAACACTGTTTATTATTTAACACTGTTTATTATTTAACACTGTTTATTATTTAACATCGTGACCATATCTACTGTCATTTTTTGCTCTCCCGATTGCGTGAGCAAAAAATATAATTATGAATAACTTATAAAACTTTTATTATTTAACATCGTGACCATATCTACTGTCATTTTTTGCTCTCCCGATTGCGTGAGCAAAAATATAATTATGAATAACTTATAAAACTTTTATTATTTAACTTTTTGCAAATATTTATTGAAACTCTTTGCTTTACCATGAGGTAAAGAAATAATTTATAATTATTGTACACATCATATTGAATCATACTTCTTTGCTTTACCATGAGGTAAAGCAATAATTTATAATCATTCTTTATTATTTTTGTGTATTTCATAAACTTTTTGTCTTAATTCTAAATATTGTTTGTATTTTTCAGTTGATAATTCGTTTTCATATACTTTACAATTTCCAGAGACAATGGTTTCTACTTTTTTCTTATCTATAGACGAGTTTTTATTATTTTGAATAATTACATTATATATCCTAATTGTAGTCCAACCTTCAATAAATTTTTCAAATATAAAAATAACTTCTTCTCCAGTAATAGAACGTTTTTCACAACGTTTTTTCTCGCGTTTATCCTTTTTTATTTGATTAAATTGAGTTCTATATTTATTATCCATTTATATATATAATAAAATTATTTTATATTATTTTTAGCAAAGATATTTACGAGTTGATTATAATATTCGTAATCAATTTCCGACAATTCTGATTTATAAATAACAGAATTACCATTAGTTAAATTTCTTTTTATATTTTTAATAATATCTATTGTTAAATTATTTTGAATATTGTTATGATTTCTTTGTTTTATTAAATAATCTAATATTTTTATAAGACTCCATTTTTTGTTTATTTTTTCAATTACAATGATAATTTCTTTTGCTTGAATTTTTCTTTTGGATAAGTTTATTTCTTCACGAGTTAAAGGTATTCTATCGATTTTTTTTTCATTTTTACAAACAATTTCACCATTTTTAATTCTTGTTATGGTATGTCTTGGTAAATTAAGTAGGTTTTGAATTTCTATATTTTTATATTTTTCTTGAATTAAATTTCTAACCTGTATAATTATTTCATCACTTACACCACCTTTTGCTTCTCTAATTGAATTAGACATTTTTTTTCGTGTTTCTTCTGAAAATGTCTTGCCAAAATTATAATTTCCATTACCCATCATTTTTTTAGATTTTTCCTTATAAAAATTTTTTAAACGTAATTCTTTACATATTTCTGCCTTTATATTTCTTAATTTTAATATAAATAAATATCTTTCCTTACCATTATCATTTTGATTTAATTCAGAAAATATTTCTATATTATGTTTTTCTTCATTACACATTAAATATATTTGTTTCTTTATTGTTATGTCAGTGGTTTGTAAAAACTTTTCAAATCCAATTGCCTGATTATATTTAACTATTAAATGTGGTTTAACCAATTGAATAAATTTTAGACAATCCGTTTTATTATAAATGATAAAACGCATATTTGAAGATTCTACTTTTCCAAAACCTAAAAATTTTACAATTTGATGTAATATTATTGGATATTTTTTTTGAGAAATTGATATTTTTATTTTTTTTAATTTACTTTCAATATATAAACATCCTTCAGCGTCAAATAATCCTGCTATATATTCAACATTTAATTTTTTTAAATTGGTTTCTAAAATAGTTGTTTTAGAATTATTATCACTACATAACTTGTGCAAATATTCTTTTTCGTCTAATTTGTTTGGTAAATTCACTAGTTTATTAAATTCATATAAACAATTATATTGTTGTTCTTTAATTATAAATGAATGTCTTAAATAATCTAATAATACTTGATATTCATTACTTCTAATTAATAAATTGTATTGGTTTCTTATATTATTTTTATGAATCAATTCATTATTTTCATCCATTTTATTTTCTATTTTATTATTTCTATTTTCAGATGAGGTAATTGACCCACCAAAATGAAATCTTAATACTTGTAATATATTAGTTCTACATTGAGTAATTGTGAAACCAGATTGATAACCATCTTTAATTTTTCGTATAAATATACACCCATCACCGTCTATAAATCCAGCAATATAGGATGCGTGAGGTGGGTCATTTTTAAACCTGTCTAAATGTATTTTATTGTCTTCAGTTATGCTCATCATTGTATATTGTATCATATACCCATATCTTTAAGTTTATTTCAATTTTAATATAAATTATGTTTTACTTTCTGGATATATATCATTTTCTAAATCATCAATTATTTTATTTACTTGAGCTAATTTGTCTTGGATTGATATATTATTTGACTTGCAACCAATAAATATTTTATTTAATTTTGGGTGTTTTTCAATTTTGAAATACTTACGTAATCTCTTTTTTTCTTTATCCGCATAATCTTCGTAATAAACTACGTATTTTTTCATCATATTTTGTGTAATTCCATCTGGTAAAGGTTTTGCACTACTTTTTCTTTCTCTCTTTGTTCCCTGTTTAATACCTTTTGAATTTTGTTCTTGTTCTTCTCTGGTTGCTATTCTTAAATTTTCTAGTGAATTGTTTAATGGGTTTTGGTCAATATGGTCAACACTTATATTTTTAGTTCCTTTACCATTTCCATAACAACCCGTAATTATTTGATGGATAAATAATCCAGATGAAGAACAAATATATCCGTTTTGATGACAAAAAAATGTTATTTTTTTTCCATAATTATTATTTTCATAATCTAATATTTTTTGATAACTTTTACAACATAATTTAATAATAGTGTTAGTTTCACAATACATTAACCAATATTGATTAGAATTTTCTTTAATTTTCCACATAGGATTTTTTATAACATAAGCATCCTTACCAATTTCTATATAGTGTCCAAGTGTAAATTCTACTATTTCATTTTTGTCAGCAATATGTTTATGATAATTATGATAAATTGTTATATTTTCGCGTCTTAAATCAAATGAATTATTATTTTTAAATTTATATTCAATATTTAAACTATCGTATTTAAAGATGTGCTCTAAATATGTAATTTTTTGGTTATGACGTAAATAATAAGGATATTTTTTTTCTTCTGGATTGTAATAAATAAAGTTTTTTTCAAAATTTATTATTGAAAATAAATCTAAAAAATCCATTAACACACGGTTATTATTAAAACTGATTATACCACAATTTAATTCTTTGTCAAAGTCATATGATAGTTTATAATTCATATTGTATATTATATAATATGAATATATTTAAGTAGTTTTTAAATGAAATATAATATTTCACTTTACTTAATTGGAATAAGCTAACCCACCCCGAGTTCACCTACTCCGACCCAAATCTTTCAAATTGAGCTTGGACTATCCCTTAAGTCATCACTGAAAGTTGCTAGCTTTCTCAGACCCACTTCATTATAGTCTCTGAACCTTCTCCATATGCTTGCACTATCGCACTTAGGAGCTTGGCTGCGGATTGTCCAATCCTTTTCGTTGTTACTATGCCCGAGGTCATTACCCTGGGTTTTTGATAAACTTTCATTTAACAAAGTAGTAGAAAAGGCTCTAAGGATGTTCCTGCATTTTAGAAATGTTGCCTCCATTTGACCAATAAATAGTCAAACACAGACTAGCTGGTTATATAATACATTCGTCATTTGTTGCTGAATGTATATTTGCTTTACACTGTTTACCCATATTAGTAAGCAAATATCTAATATGGCAGCCAACTGTTTGGCACAGGTAGTAAATACATTTTGTATCATTGTATATTGTTTCATATACTTTTTAATGCCACTCATAATTCTAAGTACATTATAATTTGTCGCGTATACGCGGACCTTAGCAGTTTTGGTGCCTTCAACAGTTGCATTAGATAAGACCAATTGGAGTGTGGCGTTATCAATGCGCGAGAAATTGCACGTCCCGCTGGGTTGGTGTTCCTCTGGGCGAAGGGCGAACGAATACACATTAATACCTTCATCAGGATTTCTAGTATGCGCTTGGTAAGGTTGAACCCAAGAGAAGTAAGAACCTTCACGCTCAGAGAAGCGATCTTGGCCGTTCAATTGGAGCTTAGCAGTCACAACAGGGTTAAGGCCCCAACAGTGAAGATCTAAAGAGGTTTCAGTCATAACAAATGTTCCCGCATCAGATACTGTTGAGTTGTCAAGATGAGAACCACCTTGTAACGCCTTTAATGCTGCCTTTTCAGCATCAGATAAACCCGCAACACCGTCGTAGTTAGGGGCTACACCGCCAAGGTTAGGTTCATTATAAGGATTGGAGGGTCCGTGCCAGTATCCTGTGAAACCATTAGGAATATCGTAATCAAGAGCACCAGCATCTTGGAATAATCCTTGGGCATCGATATAAGCACGGGTATCCGCAGCTAAAGCAGTAGGTCCACCGAAAGCGTGGATTGCATTAGGGAGCGCATCAATCGCGTCGGTATAGTTGAATGGTTGGGCACCAAGAACCTTGAATAAGAGAGCATCACATACAAGAGATGAACAGTAATCCACGTTTTGATCAGGTTGGACAACCCAGATAAGCTCCTTAACAGGGTGGTTAAAGTTGAGCTTGATCTTGTTACTGGATGAACCAACGGATTCATCACCAGTGAATTGAAGTTGAGTAATTAAATATTCGTGGGGATTTTGGGCAAATCTACGACGCTCATCGGTATCCAAGAAGACATAGTCAACATATAAAGACGCGGCAACTAAAGATTGATTATAGGCAATTGCCGCAGGAACAGGGCGTCCAGGGGCATATTGCTGTCCCGCTTGAGATTGGCAAGAAAGACTTGTAACCGCCCACAAGCACTCGTCTATGGGTCTAATATCAAGGTTGATCTTTACTTCGTGGTATTGAAGGGCAATCAAAGGAAGAGCAAGACCTGGGTTTGTGCAAAACCAAAATTGAAGAGGAATATAAAGAGTTGTTTCTGGAAGAGCATTACGAGGAGCACAAACTTGACGAGGAGCCAAAGAATCACAAGGTCCGTCGACTTCAGAGAAAGAAGGATCTGTGATGAATGTGAGTTGAGTTGTGTTACCAATCATCTTAAAGTAACCACGTTGTTGTTCAGCTGTCATTGTAAGTTGGTTCCAGATATGCATCCAGTCACCATATTGACGATCAATACGTTGACCACCAATTTCAACTTCAACTTGAGCAATTAATTGCTCACCAGGGAAATCTAACCAACGGGCATAAACACCAGAACCTTGGCCAGCGGCAAAGGAGGCAATTCCCATAAGTTGGTTAATTTCAGGTAAAGTGACTTGCAAGTATGTTCTGTATGCAAGATCACCGTTGCGGCTAATTGTGCATTGAACACGACGTCCAAAATCAGCCTGTCCATTGAATGTTTGTTCAATAGATTCAATCGCAAAATTTGTGTATCTACGATATGTTACTTTCCAAAAAGTAATTTGAGGATTACCAGTAAGGTATACATCTTGTGCTCCGTAAGCTACTAACTGCATCAAGCCGCCGCCCATTTTTATATAATGCCTAAAGAAAAAAAAATTTTGAAAATTAAATTAATTAATTAATTTATTAATTTAATTATTTAATTATTTATTATACTTGTTCCTACATTTTAGGATAATATATTATTAATATCCGCGTTTTCCTTCATAAATATAGATAAATATGATTCGTTAAATACTTCTTTTTTACCTTCATGGTTTTTTATAAATATATATGAATCATTGCGT